TGATCTATCAATGACAGACAGCCGGGACGCTGAGACAAGCTTGATCGGGGCGGCGTTGAGATCAAACAGGGTTGTTGATGATTGCTCAATGTACTTGAGCCCGTCAGACTTTCAGGATCCTCAGCTGTCTGCAGTCTGGGCGGCAATGATGGCAACGCGGGCAGCTGGCGCGCATACTAAGTACAGCCAGATGATTGCCGAGGGATGTGATCCGCAGGTGCTTGGCAAGTGTCAAAACGCTGTGGCTGGCGCGCTGGGCTTCAAGGTTTACGGTGAGAAGATCAAGAGCGCAGCGAGGCGCCGATCAAGGATTGAATCTTGTCTGAGGGTGATCACCCACTGTCAAGAGGTGCCAGACTCTGAGGCGTTTGATTCTGAAGTGTTTGATCTCTTTCTTTCAGGCTTTCAAGGTTCTGACGCAGCTGAGGACACATTCACGATCAAGCAAAGCGCAGAGGAGGCAATGAGGACGGCGATCCAAGCCCTTCAAAACGGCGGCTCTGTCTCTGGGCTTTCTTTGGGTTTTCCAAGCGTTGACGAGCGCACAACGGGGCTTCATCCTGCTGAATTGGTTATACTGGCGGCGCGTCCTGGCATGGGCAAAACAACATTCGCTTTGAACGTCGCGCGCGCTGTGAGCGCTCAGAGTCAGGTTGCTTTCTTCAGTCTTGAAATGCCGCACGATCAGCTTGGCGGCAAGATGCTCTCAACTGAGGTTGGCATTGGCTCACAAGACTTGAAGCGGGGGCAAGTGGGATCAAAGGTTGACGTTTTAAAGCGCGCAGTTTCAGACTTTGAAAAGCTACAGCTGACTATTTTTGACAGTGCGCACGCGAATCTTGGCTACATGCGCAGCAAGCTGCACCAGCTTGAAGCGAGGACCGGCAAGAAGACAGATTTGATTATGCTTGATTATCTGCAGCTGATGACAGGGGACTCAAAAACAGAGAGCAGAGTTCAAGAGGTCAGCAAGCTTTCAAGAGGGCTGAAGATTCTGGCCAAAGATTTCAAGTGCCCGGTGATCGCGCTTTCTCAATTGAATAGATCAGTGGAGAGCAGAACCGACAAGCGCCCGCTGCTTTCAGACTTGAGGGAATCGGGCAGCATTGAGCAAGACGCGGATCAAGTTTGGATGTTATACCGTGACGATTACTATGATCAGAGCGCACCGCCGGGCGTCAGTGAATTGATAATCGCAAAGCAGCGCAACGGCCCACAGTGCACAGTCAGCTTGATGTTTGACGGCAGGCTGTCAAAGTTTTCAGAGTATAACCCACCGGAGGAGGTGACAAGATGGCATTGATCGAGCCAAAGAGAATCAAAGAGGCTGTTGAGGTGCTCACGGGTGAGCTTGGACGGGCGCCAACGTATCATGATGTTGAGCATTATTTTGGGCTGAGATCACCACAGCACGCGCGGTATTATATCAAGAAAGCTGTTGAGGCTGGCTTGGTCAAGATTGATGCACAGCGCCAACCACATTGGCTTGAGGTGACAATATGAGCGGCGCGCTGTCAAGACGGAAAGGCGCCAACAATGAGCGGCGCTTGGCCAAGATGTTTGCTGAGATAATGCCGGATCAAGACATACGGCGCGGGCTGCAGTATCAAAACCGCTTTGGAGCGCACAAGGTGCCAGATGTTGAATGCCCTGTGTTCTGGGTTGAGGCGAAGGTGGGCAAGAAGCCAAATCCGCGCGCAGCTCTGGCGCAAGCTCGTGCCGACACGTGCAAGGGAAAGGTGCCCATTGCTGTGATACGTGACGACGGCGCGCCAGATGATGAATTTGTGTGCATTGGCTTGGCTGATTTTTTGGACTTCGTGAAAGAGTGGCATGAGCGGGGGCAGATGTGAACGTGTGGGATCTACCGATTGAAGACAAGGAAAGATTGAAAGGGCAAAAAGTGATCCTTTCAATGTCAGGCGGAAAAGATAGTACGGCGGCCGCGCTGCTGCTTGAGCGTCATGGTATAGATTTCACGTCTGTGTTTATGGACACAGGTTGGGAACATCCAGCAACATACGAATACGTTGACCAGGTTCTATTGCCGCGCTTCGGTAACATTGTGAAAGTCTCAGCAAACTTTCCCGACCCAGATGATGAAGGGCAGTTTGTGGCTTTAATTAGGAAAAAAGGCATCTTTCCCAGTAGGCTCACAAGGTTTTGCACAACAGAGCTAAAAATGAAGCCGTTCAAAAAGTTTTTAGATGCTCAGGATGACGAGTGTGTGACAGTGGTGGGCATCCGAAGACAAGAAAGTAAGGCGCGTAGTGCTTATGAGCGCTGGAAGTTTAATGACTTATATGATGGGTACATGTTTTCGCCACTGGTGGATCATACTTTTGAAGATGTGATTCAGATGCACCAGGAAGGAGGCATTCAGCCAAACCCGCTCTATTTGCAAGGCGCGGAGCGTGTTGGCTGCTTTCCATGTATCTTTGCGCGAAAGTCTGAGGTCAAGATGGGCGCGAAGGTTTACCCGAAGCGATATCAAGATATAGAAAGACTAGAGGAACAGACAGGCATGACGTTTTTTCACAATAGGGGAGGGCAGTCAAAGATCAAAGATGTTGTTGCGTGGGCTCAGACGGAGCGCGGCGGAAAGCAATTTTCTATGTTTGATTTTACCGCTCAAGATGGCTGCACACGGTGGGGGCTGTGTGAGGCGCCAGAGTCGAATCGTGATTTCGTGCAAGTTGAGGAGCCTGAGAAATGAACGTGTATGAAGAACCGCATGGGCTCAACTTGTATCCAGGCATTGAATTAATCCACGGGGATTGTTTAGAGAAAATGAAAAGCATTCCCGCCGGAAGCGTTGATATGGTTTTAACGTCGCCACCGTACAACATGAATCTCCGCATTCGGAATGGCAAACATTGCTCAAGGCAAATCGTGAAAGAATTTTCGACAAAATACGATGGCTTTGCCGACAATCTGCCAATGACGGACTATTTTGATTTCAATGTCAACGTGGTCTCAGAACTGTTGAGGGTTTCTGATTTAGTTTTTTTTAACGTACAGTTTTTAACAGGTAACAAGAGCGCCCTATATAAGCTAATCGGGCATTTTCACGACAGGATCAAAGAGTTCATTGTGTGGGATAAAGTTAATGCGCAGCCTGCTATATGTGGGAAGGTGCTGAACAGTAGACATGAAATAATACTCGTTTTTCAAAATACTCACCCTGAATCGAGGACGTTCAAGACCGCACAATTTGAGCGCGGAACGCTAGAAAACCTATGGCAAATAAAAAGAGGGCGCAAAGTCTCGAAATCGCACGGGGCCGTTTTCCCTGTAGAGTTGGCCGAGAGGATCATTAAAAACTTCTCACATGAGGGGGCGACAATACTTGACCCTTTTATGGGGACGGGGACCACCGGCGTCGTTTGCAAGGAAAACAATAGGGGCTTTATAGGGATCGAGATGCTTGAGAAATACTTTAAATTTGCAAAAGAACGGATAAACGGGGGCAGCTGTGAACGTGTATGAAGAACCGCAGGGGCTCAACTTGTACCCGGTTTGGTTCTGGTTAATTGTGAGCGCGGTGGCCATCGTTGTCTGTGCGTTCATTGAGTGGAGGGCAGGCAAGTGAGCAAATCGGAAGACTGGGCAGTGATTCACAGCAGCAAGCGCCACGATTGGCGCACGCCTCAAGAGCTTTTCAAGTCACTTGATCGCGTGTTTGATTTCAAAGTGGACGCTGCAGCTGGCGCACAGAACAAGCTGTGTGATCGTTTTTGGTCAGAGTCAGACAGCGCGCTGAGCAAAGATTGGAACGTGGGCGGCTGGGTCTGGGTCAACCCGCCATATGGCAAACAGGTCAAAGACTGGTTTGAAAAAGCGGGCGAGGAGGCCGGGAAAGGTGCGCGCGTTGTCTTGTTGTGCATGGCTTGCACAGAAACAAAATGGTTTGATGTAGCTTGGAAGAACTGCGCAGAGATTTGGTTTCTGTCTCCAAGGGTGAGATTTGAGCAGCCCGGTGAGAAGTCAGGACCGGCGCCAAAGGGATCAGCAATATTCATATTTGATCGCGTTCACGTTCCGCGCGTGGTCAGGTTGTTTAATTGGAAGCGGAACGAATGGGAAGACAGCGCGGAAGTGCTGCGAAAATTTAAGGGGACAAGATGAAAGAATACTGTGGTTATGCATCGATTCATGGAGAGTCTGAGAATTATATTATTGGGTTTATCAGTGAACAGACCAAGAAAAGCTACTATTTCAGCCTGAGAGAAGTTTCCCGAATTTATCGTGCACTCGGGAAAACAGAAAGAATGGTGATCCAGTTCAAACGGGGCGAAAAAATTGACGTAGAGGCCAACTTGGGAGAATTTATTTTGCAAAATTGGCTAGGCAGGTTGAGGACTACTGAATTTTTTGGCGATGACAAACAAGAGGATGACCAAGCCAATAGCGAAGCTAGAAAAACGCCATGATATCACCGTTCTCGTTTCATTGCATCGTTGCTCTGTGCTCGTTAATCGCTGAGACAGAGGCGCACAACGGACACAGGGCACGCGCTGCAGTCTGTAAGGACGTGGCCACAGAGGCAGCAAGGCAGGGCGTTGAAATCACGCTGGCGCTTGCTGTGGCTTGGCGTGAATCGGCAATGACACGCAACGCAGTCTCGACAGCTGGCGCCGTTGGGCCCATGCAGGTGATCCCACGGTTCTGGTGCAAGAGTGAGCCATGCGATCACATTGAGGCGGGCGTGCGTGCGTTGAGGCATTACACGGAAACCAGAGGCACGTCTGACGGGCTCTGTGCATATGCAGGCGGCAAGAGCTGCAGCAAGACGAGCGCCCAGGTGCGCCGATATCAAGCGAGCGTGATCAAGATTTGGCGCAGGTTCCGGCGCAAGCTGGCGGCAGTCTGTGACGGCTGCTAATCAGCAGCGAAAAACCGTTGAAGCTCATACACTTACAAAAAAACGACACGGGCGATCATTTTCTTCTTGCTAATAAATACGCATCTGGTATCTTTAGAACATGGACAGCACGGAAAACAAAACAAACGGAGCAAACAAGATGAGCAACAAAACAAAAATCACACTAGGCGCAATGTTCGGCGGCAGCTTTTCAGTTGGAGATTCGCGAAACGCTGACGTTCTTCTAAATGGCGTTATCATCGGTGAGATTGAGGTGCAGGCAAATCATCTTATATCAGAGGGCGTCTTGTCGTTTTCGGGTGATCGCTACTCGGCGTCTGATATTGTAACAACAATTTACCCGGCAGACTTTGACGTTCTTGGCTTTGAGGGCGAGTTGGACCACATCGGCAAGCCTAAAGACTATGTTGAGCACAGCGTCGACATGTTCAACCTCAGAGGGTTGCGGATCATGACAGCGGCACAGGCAAAGCGAGAGGCGCGCCAATGGGTTGCTGATACTGTCAAGAGCCTTCGCGCTGAAGCTGTTGAGGCGTAAAGATGAAAATCACACAATATCAAGACCTTTTGGATCGAGATCATGAGGCGCTGATAGATGAGGCGCGGCGCATTGAGTGGCAGCTGAAAAGAGAGCGTGAAATCATGAGGCAGTGGCGCCGGAATGGGTTGGCTTATGAGGTGACAGGGCGCCCAGTTGTTTCACTCAGCTCAGGCTGATTTCATTTATTTTCATTTGATGTTCTTTTTCTCTTGATAAGCACTCAATTAGTACTTATGTTGTTTATATAGAGAGCAGCGAAACAAACGGAGCAAACAAGATGCAGAAAATTACAATCGAATCAGTAAGAGCACTATGTTTTTTGTTAACTTTTTTTGTTTAGATTTACGGACAGAAAGGTTTACACTTGGAGCCAGATGTAAACCTTTTGGCTTATAGCGGTGCCGATAGAGCGCCCAGAGCACAAACGAAAGGCTGCAGCATAATGGCATACAAGCAAACAAAAACAATTGGCGGCACAGCTGTCAGCGCAATCTTGAACGTGAACCCATGGGCGGGCCCTTGGGATGCCTGGCAGCGCATCCTTTACAATGTGCAGGCTGAAGAGTCTGAAGCCATGCGGCGCGGCACGCGGCTGGAAGGTCCAATCGCTGACGTGCTGGGCCCGCGTTTGGGCATGGTTCTGGTTGAGCCTCTTGAGGGTACGATCACAATTGACGACACGTTCAGCGCTACAGCTGACCGTTTGGGATACGTCAACGGCAAGCTTGAGGCGCTCATTGAGATCAAGACCGCTGGCACCTACGGCAAGCTGGATCCAATGCCTGAGCATTACAGGCTACAGGTGCAGCATTATCTTTGGGCGTTTGGGATCAACGTCGGATATTTGGCAGGGCTCAAAACAACAAACGAAACTTTCAGGATCCTTGATACCGCTGAAGATGTGGCGTTTGCGATTTCACGCGGGGCGGCTGAGCTGGTGATTCACAAGATTGAGCGTGATCCGCTTTATGAGTCAGAGGTGATCCCGATGTTGCGTGATTGGTTTGAGCGTCATGTGGTTGGCGAGCTTCCGCCTGCAGCTGATGGCTCAGACGCTTGCAAAGCTGGGCTTGCTCGATACTACTCTGAGCGTGATGGTGAAATGAAGATCAATGAAGAAATCAAGGCGCTGATTGTTGAGCGTGAGCGAGCCCGTGAAAGAGAGGCGGAAGCCAAAGAACACAAGGCGAGCTTTGACAATAGGATCAGGGCAGCGCTTGGCAATCACAAGCGCGCATATGGTGACGGGTTCAGCGTTAATCTGTCCAGGCAAAAGGGGCGGCAAAGCTTAGACCAGAAGCGGCTCAAGGATGATCACCCAGCAATCTGGGCAGAGTATCAGAAGCGCGGCGCCGACTTTGAAACGCTGAGAATCAAGGCAGACACATGAGCCAGGGCGCTGCGTTGTATCGCTCGCAATGGGATGCAATCGCATCAATATGCGGGCGGGCTCATGATCTGAGCCTGTCCTTGTGGGCCTGTGCTTGGATACTGGGCGAAGCTCGACAGCTGACGAAGGTGGCCCGGGATTATGAATACGGGGACCGGTTGACGATTCAGGTTAGGGCAGCGGCTGCAGAGCTTTTGTTCTATCGCGAGCTGATGCGGGCGGGCTATTCAAAAACGCTGGGCGAATACTTCCGCCGGGTTGCCTATGATCCAGAGTGGCAGACAAAGCCCGCTGAGGTTGATCTTGAGATAACCGACGACAGGATCAGAAAGTGGTTTGATGTGAAAGTGTCCAGCTGCAGAAGCGATCACAGATACGTGATAGCCTCAGCGAGGCGGGCGCCAGCTCAGGCGGGCGGGCTTGCCATGGTATTTTGTGATATCGGTACGCGGGCGGCTCTTGTGTCAGATTTGATTCACTTGCCAGCAAACCCGGCCGGAGCTGGGCGCGGGCTGATTGATCACGGCTTTGAGTTCTCTGACTTAGGCGGGCGGATTGGCACAAAGGACTTTGTGAAAGAGCGGCGCCGGTTCATACTGGATCACAGCTCGTTTTCATCTGCAGCAATAAAGACGATCACCGGGTCAGTTTATTCAAAGGCACAGATTGAAGAGGCTGCACAATCTCAACAGCTGCGTGAATACATGGCTGACGCTTTCAGAATCCCATGCAAAAAACGGTGATTTTTGGGCCAGCTCAGCTCAAAAACATGCGCCTTTTTGGGGCGGATTGAGCAGCGCACAAGACCAGAACCCAGTAAAATCAGCACCTTGGCGCATATGCGGCAGATCCAGCATGCAAAGAATGCTACGTCTGTTTTGCTCAGCTGAGCTTTTGACCAAGAGGTGAAGACATGAAATCAAGAAACAGTGTGAACATATGAGAAGCCCATTGAGATACCCAGGCGGCAAGACGCGCGCACGCTCGATCATTGTGCCAAAGATTCAACGACAGCGCGCCACGCGCTTGATCTCGCCTTTTATCGGCGGCGCATCAATCGAGCTTGCATGGTTGAAAGCAAACCCGGCGGGCGCCTGTGATGCTTTTGATCTGTACTCACCGCTGGCAGACTTCTGGCGCCACACGCTGAGCAATCCCCAGGGCGTTGCGGCGCTGGCAAACATGCACATGCCACTCGACAAGAAAATGTTCAAATCAATACAGGCGAAGATCAAAAGCAGAGAACTGAGCGGCATTGAAATGGCAGCGGCGTTTTTTGTAATCAATCGCGCCTCTTTCTCAGGCGCCACAAATTCCGGCGGGATGTCAACGAACCACCCGCGATTCAATACCGGCTCTGTTGACCGCCTGCGAGACTTTAGGGCGCCGGGCTTGAGCGTTGCACACGCTTGCGCTTTCGATGTCTTGAGCGGGCTTGATGGCTATGATTTGCGCAGCTCTGTAATCTATCTTGATCCGCCTTATGCACTCGACAGCTCAACCCTGTACGGTGACAACGGAAGCACTCACGAGGGCTTCAATCATGCTGAGCTGGCCAAAAAACTGAGGGCGTTGAGTGATCAGGGTTGGCGCTTTTTGATGTCATATAATGAATGCGAAACAGTGAGGCGGCTGTATAATGGCTTCAGAATTGAGAGCGCGGCGTGGTCTTACGGTATGAGGCTGGGCGCGTCGTCTGAGGTCTTGATCTATTCTGAAGGGTGGGCGGCTTGAAATTCCCGATTGAAATTGAGAACAGCATGATCCCCGTTTGGCTTTCTAAGCTGGCGCCCATTGAAATACACGCGCTGAGCTTTGGGCCCTTCATTTTCTGCAGAGGCGTGCTTTCAACGCGCTTGAGAATCCATGAGACAATCCACTGGCGCCAGCAGCTTGAACTTTTGTTTGTGGCTCAGTGGGCGCTCTACCTGCTGATGTGGCTGGTGATGCTGATCAAGTACAAGGGAAACGGGCGCGCGGCTTATCGAAACATTGCGTTTGAATCTGAAGCCTTTGAGAATGACATGGATCCCTTTTATCTGGAGACCCGCAAGCCATACTCATGGATCAAATATCTGGGCAAGTGGAACAACGAGCCCTGAACCGCGCGAATTTGCACGCCTGAAAAACCCTTGTGATTCATAGACTTATAAAATAATTTCATTTTGGTGCTTTTTTCTCTTGATAATAAATACCAATAGAGTACCTTTAGGACATGAGCAACGCAGCAAACAACGCAAACAACGGAGAAAACAAAATGAAGAACGCAAACATTACCATCATCAGCTTTAACGTCTCAACGGCAGACATTGCGGACTTAACCAAGATGACGGCTGAGGCTCAAGCGTTGATCATGGGCGTTGAGCGTATCGAGTCGGCTACAGCTGGTGAGGTTATTGGGCACAACGGGCGTAGGGCGGTATGGTCAGCACTTGCGAGCTTTGACGACGAGTCGGGAAAATGGAACTTTAGAAACCTTGGCAACGGTCGAATGGTTAATCTTTGGAAGTAGAGCGCACATCAAAACCCGCCGCCCTACGGGGCGGCATTTCAACGGAGAAAGTGAAATGAAGAGAGAAGTAAAAAAAGCCGCCAAGTTTTTGGCGTTTAGTTTTGGTGATCATCTAGAGTGTCACCTGTGCGAATTATCAGAGGGGGACATGCTTGAAGAGTTTTTATGTGACGCAGGGTTCGAGGTTGAACCGGGCGAAAAAGATGGAATGATCGAAGAGGCACACAATCAGGTTCACAGAATCAGAGAATTTTTGGCAGTTTGAGGCGGAGAAAATAAAATGATGAACTATGATCAGATGGTGACAGGGCAGAGGATCATCAAGTGCGGTGAGTGTGGCACAGAGCGCTTTGAGCATGAAGGCGGCTGCAGTGCGTGCAAAGAGTACCGAGAATCTTTAATCGAAGAAATCATGAAAAAGCTTGAGCGGCTTTCAACTGAGCAGCTTGAGGCAATCGCGTGTGATCGTGTCTGAATTGTTTTAAATACGGTTTAATGATATATTGAGGAGGGCGGCTGAGCCCTCTGAAAGGTTGACGTATGAGAGTTGGCGGTTTTATAGGGTTCAAAAATTTAAGCATGGTTCAGATTTTGAACTGGTGGGAATCGCAAGATTTTAGCGTTGAGGGTGATCGCGCAACATCGCCATGCAAATCAAAGGTTTTCGTTTTCAGTAGACTGGGCACATATAGAGTTGTATAGATCCCGAATGTCTACACGTCCAACAACGCGCCCAACAGAGGCGCAGAAGCGCAGCTGGCGCCCAGGGTACCCGCCTGGCACGCCCTGCGGTCCTATGCGGTTGCCTGTCTCATATAGCCTCAAAAACTATGAAGACAAAAACCGGAAGCTTTCAGAAGCAAACACGGGGATCATCAGGTCAAGGCGCCACAATCCTGCAAACTAGCGGCTGTCACCAGGGCGCGAAATTCGCCGCTGTGAGGCTGGATCACTTCGAAAGGCTGCAGCGGCATGCCTTGCAGACTCTGAGCCCGCCCAGCGAGCGTTAATAGCCCAATAACGCAAAGCGTCACAGGCATGATCGTGCACGCCGTCTTTTTTAGGGATGTCTTTGCTCCCAGTTTGCCAACGGTAATTGGTGATTGACTTGGCGAAAGACCGCCCGCCTGACTGCGTGCCATAGTTCCACAGCTGAGAAGAACACAGCAAGCGACGATCACCCGCGTTTGTTTCCATGAGGCGCCACAGCAGACGAATGCCCGCGTTGATGTCAATGCGTCCAGGTTGATCCGTATACGCAACGCGGAGACCTAGCCCGCCCGCTGCAGGCGCCAGCTGTACGTCTGTGATCGCGCTTGTCATGTTTTGGTCATCACGCATATTGCGCCCAGCTCTGTCACCGTATGCGGCATGGCAAGGGATTGAACCGGCTGGCAAATCGTGCTCACGGTACGCGGGCCAGATGCCAGGAATGCCAAACGATGGCACGCCTTTGCGGAGCATTGCGCACAAATCAAAAACGCTCGCACGGTCTGGGTTTGCTTCAGCCCAAATCACATCGGCGCCATCTTTGCCGATTCTAGGATCATGGCTTATCACCAGAGCTGAAGGAGAGCGCACGCCAAAGTCCATTGTGATCATTGTCCTCATCCAGGGTTCCGGGCGCCAGGCTGGGCTCATCACGTTGCCTTTTGGATACTCTTCAGGGCTCCACATATCAAAGACGGCGCCCTGTGGCGCCTGCGGTATACAGTAGATATTTTCGAGCACCTCCCGCCGTGAAAGCGCTGTGATCCAATCGTCAAAATTTGGCAGGTTTTCGCGGTTGACTGTTGACGGGCAAAAAAAGCCAGTACCGCCGCGTGATTCAGAAAAGCGAATTTGCCAGGGATCATAACAAGGCTTGCCAAGTAAACACAGCCGGCCGGGAGCGCCTGACCTGACACGGCCAAGCATTGCGCTGCCCACTTCTGAGTCAACCACTTGAGCCTCATCAAGGATCCCCCATCCACAATCAGGGCCCTCAAGGCTGTTGGCTGCCATGCTTTTACCGCTGGGTCTTTTCCATGATAGAGCCCACACAATCGTCTGTTTTCCGTGTTTCTTTGGGCTTTTCCAATGCGGCGCCGGCTGCCCTTTAAATGCGTGGTTGTACGTCCAGCCAAGAGGCTCAAGCAGTGCGGCCATTTCTATGGCTATAGTGCGCGCGCCACGGCCCATTGAGTCGGTGACATAAAAGCCCGCAATGCCTGGATCATCCTCGTGACTGAGGTGGCATAGCATGGCAACAAGGCGAGTTTTTCCAACGCCCCAGCCGCCACACATTGCAACGATTGGAAACTTTTTAGAAAGCCAGAGGGCGATGAATTTCATCTGTCCCTTGTTTGGCTTGAACTCTTTCAACAGATTATCAATCGACATCAACGCCCGCCATAAGATCAAGGTCTGCAGCCTTCGCAAGTTCTTCTCTTACACTTGCCACAATGAACTCAGCAACCTGCGGCGCCGCGTCAGCTTCTGATCCGCGCGCGTCAATGTTGATCATAGGTTGCCCGCCGTTCAGATTGTTGTCAGCGAGGCGCCACCAGTCAACGATTGCCTTGGCGCGCACAGCGTGCGGCACATCTTGATCAGTGGCAAGTTTGAGCATGTGAGTGAGCGCCATGATTCTTGGCTTTGCGTGTGCCCGCCTCACATCAAGATCACGAAGAAAGGCCGCAACGGCTTCATCAGAGGCCCCGCTGAAGTCTTGAGCCCAGGCGAGCCCGCCGACGCCAACAGCCTGCAAGAACTTGCCACGGGTTTCAACGTCTGTGAGATCATCAGCTGAGCCAGCTGCATACCTTTGCGACGTGTTCAGCGTGGTTTCATCTTGGTACGCTGGCGGCTTTGCTTTCATTTCTCTGGCTGTGGCGCCCGTTGTTCTTTCTGCGTGGTAGAGCGCGAAGTCTTGAGACCTTCGCCAGCGTGAAAGCGAACCGCGATTGATGCCGGTTTGCTCTTCAATCTGTGGCATTGAGTAACCCTCTGAGAGCATTTCAAAACACTTCAGTTTTTCTTCTTTGGTTGCGTGCCGTTTTTGTTTTTTCTTCACCATTCAAAAGCCCGTTGCGTGCCGTTGCATTTCGTTGCATTATGGGCACAAATCCAGAAACGACGCAACCAGGGGCGCAGATGAAAACAAAGCGGATCAAGATTTCGGAGCTAACGCCCGACGACATAAACGCAAACAAGGGCACGCAGCGCGGATCAGGAATGCTTGAGAAGTCTTTGCGTGACTACGGCGCCGGGCGGTCTGTGCTCGTTGACAAGTCAGGGCGAATCATAGCGGGAAACAAAACGATTGAGGCGGCTGGCAGCATCGGGCTTGATGAGGCTGTGTTGGTTGAGACTGATGGCACGCAGGTCATCGTTGTCAAGCGCACAGACTTAGACCTAGACAGCCCGCAGGGGCGCGGCTTGGCTATTGCAGATAATCGAGTCGCCGAGGTTGGGCTTGAATGGGATATGGAAGCACTCGAAAAAATCGGCGAAGAGTTAGACCTCGGTGAGTTTTGGTTTGACGACGAATTGCCCGAAATAGATTTCGGAAGCATTGACGGCGACGAAGACGGGCCCGCAGGTGATGCCGACGCAGTGCCAGAGGTCGAGGACGTACCGACAAGCAAGCGCGGCGACTTGTGGACACTTGGCGAGCATCGGGTATTGTGCGGCGACTCGACGAACGCCGACGACGTGGCGCGGCTTATGAATGGACAGCGAGCAGACACATGTTTGACTGATCCGCCGTACGGACTAGGCGATACAGTTAGCGTAAAAAATAACTATGATGAACATGATGATTCTGTTGAGAATCTGAAGAAGATTATTTCTGAATTTATTCCATTGGCGCAAGATGTGGCCACCATAATAGTGATCACGCCTGGCAACGGAAACGCGCGAAAATACCCACAGCCGACTTGGACGATGGCATGGTTTACGCCGGCATGGGCGGGGCGAGGTCCGTGGGGCTTTTGTTGTTGGCAACCGATACTTTGTTACGGTAATGATCCAAAACTAGCAAACGGTATGGGATGTCATCCAGACGCAATTGTTCACACTGAATCTTCAGAGAAAAATGGGCACCCTTGCCCTAAGCCTATAAATTTCTGGATTTGGCTAATGAATAGAGTTGTGGTGCCTAATGGCTTAGTTTTTGAGCCATTTACAGGGTCAGGTACCGGCATCATCGCAGCCGAAGAAACAGGGCGCAAATGCTACGGCATGGAAATCTCGCCGCAATACGTGGACGTAATCGTTAAACGCTGGCAGGATTACACGGGCAAAGAAGCCACACACGAAGACGGGCGCACGTTTGCCCAGGTAGCCGAAGAAAGGGCAGACAGTGAAAAAGAAAGCACCTAAGAAGAAGAACATAGACACATGGCGCAAGATTGAGATCAAGTTGCCCGCCGGGTTCATTAAGGGGCTGTCAGCTGTGAGAAATAGCAAGGGCGAAGCGCTACCGCTACCAGAGGCGAGGGGCAACGCAATCTTGAACCGCATGGCATACGCTTTGAATATATCTGAAGGGCTGGCGCATCGTGTCGACTCTTTGACAGCTGACTTGAAGAAAGCCTTCAAGATAATCGAAAAACTAGAAAACAAATTGAAAGATGAGAGCGTTGAATATGAAGAAATCAAACAAGAGTTTGAAGAAAAAAGCACAGGTGATGATCGCGGCAAATCCGGAGACAATCAAGATCCTGAATCAGATTGAGATTGATGACGCTGGCGGGCTTGGCGCCGCTGAGCAGAGAGGCGAGAAGCTTGAGAAGGTCTTGCAGGCTGCAGGGCTTTCAGATGGCGGCTCATCCATCAATTACAAACAAGAGGTTGAGCGGCTGCAAATTCAGCTGGCATCAACTCGTGACGCTTTTGGCAAAGCTTCAAACGCTCAAAACACGCTCAAGCTTGAGGTGCAAGACATGGCTGAGACAATCAAAGACTTGAACGCCAACATTGAGCGAGCCAAAGAGCTGGCTGATTCTCGAAACAAAATCATCAGAAGCTTTCTTGAGGTTGTAAACGAGGTGGGCTTTTGATAGTGTTTGAGGTACCGAGTGGTTTACTAATGTAGTCAAAGCACAGTACAGTACTTGGTTTAGGAAATGGGCGCACGAAGGGCTCAGGCTTATGCTTGAGCCCTTTTTGTTTTTCTGCGTGCGTCTGTTAGAATAAGCAAATCCCCCTTGATGGTTTAAACAATTAGAAACCAATCCAGGACAAAGCCCGCCGGCCTTTTGGTTTGCGGGTTTTGTTTTTTCCTGTCCCTACAGTGCGGTACAATGTAAACAAAACGGGTGCGTTGTATGCAGCGCGCCCACAATGTATACTAGGGTACGTATGACAACACTTTACACGATAGCCCAAGAGCGCGCGCGTGAGTTTCTTGAACTTCCCGAAGAGTTGCCCGGCCGTCCAGCTGGGTACAGTGGAACAAGGATCACGGGCGGACATTTACCCACAGAGTATGAACACAATGTGGAATTTCGCACGCCCAGGCGCAGAGCGATCATGATTGGGCGCATGCTGAGGACTAGCCCGATTCTGTCACTTGCTGAAGAGTATCTGACAGGGCTGTGCACAGCTGTGAAGTTGACAGTCAAGCGGAATGAAAACACAAGTGAAGCAGCGGCGGAAGCTTTAGAGCGTCAGTTTGGCCTTGGCAAGTATGAGGATGCAGGCGGGCGAATGGGTGACATGAGCACCGACGACTTGATCCGGCATTTAATGAGCGCGCGCATGTATGGGCATGTGGCAATTTCTGAGGCGTATGAATACGACGAAAAAGACGGATTGTACTACATCAGCCTACATCGTCGGCGCCAAGAGTCATATGACGCCTATATCACAGAGCAGGGTACTGAGCGGCTGTTGGGCATTCTGCAGCGTTATGGCTATGTATCCGGCACCGTTTCAGGTCGCATTCTTCCAATGGCTGAAACTCTTTGGCTGGTTAATCGGCAAGATATAGGCTGGTATGATGGGCAAAGCGTTTTCCGTTCTGTTTATCCGCATTGGAGATCAGAGCAGCTCAGGTACAGGCTTGAAGATTTGGCAGCGAACAAGTACGCGGATCCACCGGCTCAGGGCAAGCTGTTGCTTGATCGCTTTGTGCAGTTTGCGAACGGCATGGACGGCGCCCCGCCTACCCGTCAGAACTTTGTTGAAGAGTTGGCAGATATGGCGGGCAAGCTTGAGAATTTGCACAGTGATGAAAACGGGCATCTGTTGCAT